GAGGACTATAGCGATATATATTTAATGACCGAACCCATTGAGGTCGGCGAAGAGGATGAAGAGTCTTATGACGACGAAGAAGAGACGGGGCCGTCGCCGGTCAACGAAGAGAATGTATTTTACGGAGGTACACGAAGCGGCAATCGTTGAGTATTGCTCCAGTAACTGTAATGAAAGAAAATCAGAACTCTACGTTAGTTTTATTCAACCAACATTTAACGAGATGGTAGATAAGATTGTTTATTCATATCATTTTACCTCGCTTGCTAATATTGATGATTTGAGAGCAGAATGTAAAGCGTGGCTTGTTACCATCTTAGATAAGTTTGATCCTAACAAAGGATCCAAAGCTTTCTCGTATTTTAGTGTTGTAACCAAGAATTGGTTTATTCACAAAGTAAAGAAGCAGACAAAGAGATGCCAGCGAGAGATTGAGTATGATCTTGTGGCAAAAGAAGTATATGAACAAGAAGTTCAAGCAGAGTCAAATTATCTAACCAAAAGAGAGAAAGAAGACTTTTGGAAAAAGCTTTGGGAAGAAATGGAAGCTTGGGGAACCGACGACATGCGAGAGAATGAGAAGAAAGTCTACGAGGCCGTAAAAATTATTATGTCGTCCTCGGATCAAATTGAAATTTTTAATAAAAAAGCAGTCTATCTCTATTTACGAGAACTAACCGGTCTTAATACAAAACAAATCGTAACTCAACTAAATAAATTCCGAGAGAAATATCGTGATTTCAGAACTGACTGGGACGACGGTAAAATCTGATTATAACCTAATTAGTTTAGGAGATCTTCGGTGCCTAAAAAGAAAAAATATTTAAATGGTTCCCTATATGGGAATTTTAATAGCAATCCGCAAGATAAGTTCAATTATTTGTTCTCAAATATAATTGATGCTCATTATGATTATATTTTGGGCAAAACAGAAAACAAATTTAAGGCTATATCATTATCCGATGTTATAACAGGGCAACCCAATGGCTCTATGGAATACCCCAATTCAGCAAGACTTATAACCAGACAGGTTATAGTCAACGGTATTGCATCATCTCAAACACATTTAGCAATAAAGGTTAGACCTATTAATATTGATGGTTCGACTTTACCTGATCCTTTTGACTCAACAGTCACTAATCAATACGAAAGAAATTTTATTATTGGCATGCATGAGTGGGCAATATCTGATATCCCTGTTGATAATGTTGCAAATATACCGGCCGGTACTGAAATAACTTGTTTTTATTCTGATGGTAGAGATATAGGCTTTAATGAAAGAACATTGTTTTTTGAAGCAGCATCTGCTGGATCTTCTTTTATGTCTATTATTGCACAACCTTTTGGTGTCGCTGCCGGAATGCTTGGAAATATGTTTTCTAATTTTCAAAATCCTTCTTATATGTCTGATTTTCAAAATACATATCTGAATATCCCAGCCAAGTGGCCAAACAGCGCACTACCTACAATATCTTCTGCTGTTATAACTTCGCCATTTGGCCCTCGCCGACCACCAGTAACTTCTGGAGGAAGAGGTTCTAGTAATCACGGCGGTATTGATATCGCTGGCGGTAACTTACCACAATATCCGGGAGGCCGAGGGAGTCCAATATATTCTGTTCATGATGGAACTATATCTCGTAGCGGCGCAATGGGCAAAGCAGGACTTACAGTTATAATCAATCATCCGGGTGGATGGGTTACAAAATATATGCACCTAAACTCAATAACGGTAAAAAATGGACAAACAGTTTCAAAAGGTCAAGTCATAGGTACAATGGGTACTACAGGAAACAGTTCTGGTGTTCATTTGCACTTTCAAGTCGAAAAAGACAAGAAAAAAGTGGACCCTCTTTTGGTATTTGGTTGGTCTTATAAGTGGAGTAGTTCTAGAAAAGAGCAGGAATATAAACAAAGACTTAAAGCAGCAGGCATTCAAATGCAATCACAGCCTTCACCACAAGATAATCTATTTCCACCAGAAAGCGAACAGGAATAACAATGTCAAAAACTGATGATCAAATTAAAAAAGCTCTCGAGAATATCGACGAGGATAGAAAAGTAACAAAAGAATTATTACAAGACGCAATCAAATATGTTGCTGTGGATGAAGCACGACATAGAGAGATTGGCGCCGTTATGGCAAAGTATGTTGAAACTCTTCAAAGATCCAATGAACAACTAGTTAAGGTTATTGGAATTATGTCAAAAAAAGATGCTGCTCAAGGATTAGATTCCATTGATAAAGATGAGTTATTTGACTTAATCGCCGAGGAAACAAATGCCAAAACCAACAAAAACTAGTCGTGGTAAAAAGCCATTACTAAATAAAAGAAAGCTCACAAAAGAAAATCAAAATTTAGACGCAGCAATAAATAAGAATGCAAGGCCATTAGGACAAAATGGTGATTCTATTTTAGAGCCAGTTCCAAATTTTAATAGGGCTGCTTGTGAAAAGATTTATAGCAATGGTAACTCTTGGATTGTTCTAGGTAGAGACCGAGATGGCGGCTTGAACAGTGGACTTATGGGCGCTGGTGCTACAGGTGCATTTTCAATAGACCTAGTAGCAGGGCGAGGAGCAAGTCATAAACCAGCCGGTGATAAAATAGCATCGTCTCCTGATAAAAATGTGACCGTTAATCCAAACTTTTACACAGACGCAGCTAGAGTCTATATCTCGCAGGCGTCTTTAATTGATGATTATTTTGGATTAGCAACAAACAAATACGATCCCCTTGATATTCAAATAAAAGATGAAGATAAGATTAGATCTGGTATTGGTATTAAAGCCGATACTGTTCGCATTGTTGGACGAAATAATATTAAAATCGTCACAGGTAGGGGTCTGGGTGCTAACCCTCCAAAAGACGGAGAGCCAAATTCTCAAGGCGGTGAAACAAATGGTCCGGGAACCATTTCTTTGATTGCAGGCAACTACACTGATGGACATTTTATTACAGAAGTTCCTTTCGCTAAAAAACTGGCTAAGGCAGCACCGAGATTGGCCAGTTTTCTGTTTGAAAAAGTAGAAACACTTCAGCCAATCCCTAAAGGTGATAATTTGGTTAAATGTATCGAAGATTTAGTTAGGACCCTTAATGATCTATCTGGACTTGTACTTTCTAATCACCAAGGTATACTTGACTTAGCTGCTGCGAATGCATTACATTTTCATGATTATGGTGGCGGTTTTGGGCCTACAACCCCATCATCGACATTGGCTTTTAAGATGATACCGACTTATATTAGATCTTTTGGTGATTTATTAGAGAATTATAGTTCAACCTATAATTATGGAAAACTTCTCTCGAATTATACAAAAAGAAATAGCCCATATTATATCAACAGTAGACATGTTTTTACAACCTAGGATTCATCATGGCAGATAAAAAAGATTTTTCTGATTTTCAAGTTTATAAATGCGATATTCTAACACCAGAGGATATCGAAGTACCAAAGTTTTGTCCAACTTGTACTAAAAATCCATCTTATGTTGAGCCCACTTGGTATACAACAGACGAGACTTATTTAGATGAAAAGAATTGTCTATATAAATTTAATGTAACAAGAATTATTGAAGACTTACGTTTGGGCGAAGAAGAGAATAAACTAAGATCATTTGCAATTAATCTCCAAAATGCCAATACACCAGAGAAAAATTTTAAAAGTTATCAAGTTCAAAGCAAAATCATTAGGACAGGTATCTACAATATGCTTGTCGATCTCAATAAAGAGTTGACATATCGTAATATTTGTGCAACTACTGATTGCTCACCAGTTAGAAGAGAAAAGAAGATTTCTGATGAAGATCTTGATACATTAGAACGAATATTAGATCAATTAAAATATATAAAAAATTTAATAAATGAAAATGAAGAATATTCTGACATTGTTGAGTTCGTTGGTGTTCCTCTACCTGTTCAAGTTGGACAAGAGTCTATGCTTGATGCTATTTCTAATTTTGAATATGAATTGGATCTTGAAGAGGGCGAAGAAGTCCCAGCAGAGTTGCAGCTTTATCTAGATAGAATTGACGAATTACTCCAAGGTCGAGATGATATTTTGCGAATGTCCGAGATAGATATAGCGAAATTTAATCCATACGGTCTTGAGAATTATGCCGTGATTGAAAAGATTCACTTTCCGGCAACAGAAAGCGGCGGAATGATCCTTCAGTTTTTGGTCTCTGTTCCTGCATTCGCTGTTGACCGAATCCCAAACGCCTCAACCGCCGATGATGGAGATGATGAAAGCGATCAAAGTGAAGATTTCGTTTTAAATGCTAGAAAAATTAGGCGACAACTGCGAACCCTCGCCGGTGGCCTATATTTGTATCAGCAACAATACGCTGTTGCACGATATTTGGATCAAACAGCAATGTATTTCAAAGATAATCCTTTGAAAGAATTTGAGATTGAGTCAATTAGAAGAGAATTCAAAACATCACCGGGAGATGGCAAGATTGATTTTAGTGCCTCGGATCAAAAGATATTTTTTAAGCTTTTGAAAGATGCTTTGATATCTAATGATTATCGTGTTGACAATTTTCAATTTGGTGGCTTCAATCAAAGTTTGGCACAAAATATTAAATTTAAAGTAGATCAAGATTCTGATAAACCATACCAGATAAAGAAGATATTAGTTGAAACCCGTGAGTGTAAATATAAGAGAATACGAGGCGCCAAGGTAAGAAAACTAATCAACTATATGAATAGAAAAAGATATGTGAGTGCTTATCTTTCAAAAATTGACGTTATATATACTGAACTAACTTCTGAGCGTACACCCGAATGGTATGACTTTATACCGAAATACAATTATCCTGAAGTTGTCATACAAAAAGCAAAAGATAAGGATGGTCTAGCAGGTTCGTCTGAAAGACTAGCCTTGGAGTGCTTGTTTGAAGATGTCGGAATTGATGCCTTTGGTTCGGGACAAATAAGAAATTATTTGTTAGAACAGTTTATTTCTTTGCCGAGGCTTTTGGCTTACTTGTTCAATCAAAGAGCCTGCTTTGATACACGAGATTTAAAAGAACTAAACCCAACTAATGTATCATTTGCAAAAGCATTTGGAAATGTATATGACGATATGGTCACCAAAGATCTGCAAAACCAAATGTACGACAAAGAAGTCGATAAGATTCTAAATGAAACAAAGCCATCAGATATAAAAAAGACTGTATTGGAAGTCTTATTAGAAACTAACGCACAGAACGAAGAAGGCGGCCCATGGCTTGATGATGATGGTAACGATAGAAGCCCAACTGATATTGCTTTTCTTATTACAAAAGATCTTCAGGAAAAAAACAAAGATTATAGTCAAATAACTTTAGAGGATTATTCAAGATCAATAGCTTTTTATACAAACAGAGATTATGGCGAAGTATTAACATTTCTCGAAGAAAAAGCAGCATCTGGCGCTTCTGCCAAACTTGAAAATTTGACCAAGAACCCAAAGAATGGAAAGAACAATCGCATAACTGGCTTCTTTGATGGAGAGCCCGGCAACTTTATAACAGGCGATTCTGGTCATCCGCTATTGATTGCAGCCGCAGAAAAAGCAAAACTTAATATGAATTATGAGGACACGCTTTTAAAACAAATCCTAGAGATGAAAAGAAACTCAAGTTTTGGTGACGGCAAAGAAGGATTCAGTTTCGATGATATACTGTCTTATTTTGGCGTTTGTGGTTTCAGAAACTTAATATCCAAAGTTATTGAATGTCTGTTAGGTGGAGTCAGTTTTCAACAGTTTGTTTATACCTTTATTCAATCGCAACTTGAAAACATGGATCTCCAGACATTCGGTTTATTTTTAGAAAATCTGCCAGCCGAGGAACAAGCAAAAGTTTATTCTGCGGTTCAAGCCGAACTTGGTGATATCATCGAACCTTGGAAAAATCAAGATAGTTATGAGCAAAATGTTGGACAAGTAACAGCAGGACAGCCTCTTGTTTTTAAAGATGATGATGAAAATATATTAAGTGGAATTGATAGGAGTGATTGGGATTCTCTATCATTTAAAGAAAAACAAGAGGCTAAAGAAGAATTTGGAAAACCAAGAGTTGATACTGATTCTCCTGACTTCACAGGTAATTACAACCAAACATCTATAGGCAAATCATTGAATAATATTGTCGGCGTTTTTATGAAAGCATATGTTAAGGCAATCATAAATCAATTAGACTTGGACCTTTTGTTAGACAAAATTAAAGATTATCCCGGAGCCGAAATTCTGAAAAAAGTTCTTTTTCAAATAGCTTGTATGACTCCTCCACTTATGTCTCCACCGATTGACGGGTTTTTAAAATCTTTTACGCTTGAAGTGTGTGATCCGAATATTGGAATTACATGGCCAAAACTTGGTAATTTTAAGTTAGCAAATTTTTGGGCCAACCTTAAGTTCAATATTATTTTAGGAATAATAATTCTTTTGGTCGTGGCTATCATAAAGGCGATTGAGGCAATTATACAAAAAATACTTGAGCTATTGGATGGTCTTTTGTGCCGTGCCCTCGAGGCCGTTGGTAAATTTACAGGAAATTACCTATCAGATGCTATTGCTGGGACAAGCAACGGCATGAGCTTTAGAACGGCAATGCGGGAAGCATTTTGTGGACCAGATACTCCGCAAGATAAAGTTGATGCCTTATCCGAATCTTTAATAACTGGCTTGGGTTTTGCTGCAACCAATAGCGCTATAGCACAAGCAGCACAAGGATCACAACAGAATGCCGATTTAAATCCAACGAACTTTTCACCATCCAGTAGCCCAGAAGCTACCGATGCCCAAACAACAATGAATGTTTTGAGTTCCTTACTAACAAAAGAAGAACTTCTTTACTTTATGGCCGCAGACCCAAATGATTATGATACAACATTGTTAAACATGTTGGCACGATCAATTAGTGCGTCATCGCCCGCATTGGCACAATTGCTTGGAACTCCCGATCAGTTAAGCAATTTCTTCGCTTCTATTTCAAACTTTCTATCTCCGGACAAGAAGGAAGCCATCTTGCAAGCTTTGGGTGAACCACTTCCAGATGGACCGCTCAACGATTCTCTTTGTTTGACAAACGAAGAATACGATAGGTGGGTTGATAAAAGAAGAAAACTTTACGAGGACTTTGGTTTTGATGACGCAGATCAAATTCCTACTGCTCAAGATGAAGATGTTCTAGAAGATTTAAGAGACCTTTTGGACGCTTTTAATGATCCAAATCGCGGTGTAACGAATGCAGTTGATAATTTAATGAATGAGCCTGTATGCGATGACGACGACAGCCTGATTTTGAGAGATTCACCAGAGACAAGAGAGATTTCCAATCGATTCTCAAATGGCGTTTTTGATAATCTGAGAATGTCAATATATCGCGACCTGTATGGAAACGATGGATACTTTAACGAATTGTTATCTGACTTTGAAGGTAAACCATTAAGAAGGCACAACTTTAAAGCTTTCTTCAAAAGAAACTATGTCAACGCTATAGATGAAAATTATACTAACAGGGATGCCAAAGGCTATTTTCCAGAAACAGTCGGCTCTTATATGAAAGAGCAAATAGAATCTCAAGATTTCACTTTCGAAGTGAATAATGGTGATCAGTTATTATCAAAAGGACCAGAGGCTGGAATCAAAAAGAAGGCTGAAATATTTGCCTCCGCAGTCAACGAAGATCGTGACGAATTTTATGAAAACTCAAAAGGTAATCGTAAACAATTAATGAGGAAGAGAATAAAGATTCAAGTTCCAACAAAAAAGATTAATAAACCTAGTATCAAGCTTACCTTCACAGATGGTGCTGAAGAGAGAGATGACGGCGGTATTTTTGGCAGCACTTGGAACAATAAATCATATAAATTTGATTTAACCTATAGTGATAGAAAAAGAAACACGCCTGCGGGTGAGATCTGGAGTGAATCATCTCTGATCATATCTTTGGGAGAAGATTCAGCCGAAGGAACGATTTACAGAAATCAAGAATTCCTTCCCGAATCAATTTATGAAAAGTATTCTGCAACGGCAGGATCAGCAAACCATGCTAGATTGGCTTACTTCCGTGCGTTTATGCAAGATAAGATATCCAATGGCGCTCCAAACGCACCATCTTTTACGGCCGAGATTAACGAAACGTATAAAAAAATAAATAATTTATTTTTAAATGAATTAAAGTTTTCAGTCGTTAACGGTCCTGATGGTGATCTATCTAATGGTTTTAAATTTGGCTACAAGGCCGATGACATAGAGCCAGAAGATTTGGTATATGTAGACCCAGAGCCCGGCTCTACTGAATATACATACGAGAATGATGAACAAGTCTTAGGCCGAAGCAAAACAAACAATCCAAGAGTCATTTACTTGGATCCGCAAATATATGGCGGCCGTTATACAAATCCTCCGTTTATGATTGAGCCAATGGATCATTCAGGGTGGTACGGCTTTGCATTGAGTTTAATACCTAAGCACTCATTCTGCAATAAAAAAGAGGTTGATTTGATTGGATTTCCATATATCAAAGATCAAGTTAATTTCTATTATAATAATTTACCAACCGAACCCAGATTGCAGCAAGAAGAAGAATGTGTTGTTGAGCCGCCATTTAATAAAATTGCAAATAGACAAACAAAAGCTAATCTTCATGGTATCGTGACAGCTATTATAAGAATGTATTTGTCCAATGTTTACCTAAATGGATTTACAATGTTTGCCAATGTTTCTTTTAGGTCCACAAACTATTCAAGCGTATTGTTTGATTTTGTTGCCGATTTGATTGAAAATGATTTGAGTGACACACCAGATAGAGAAAACGCTTTCATTAGAAATAAAATCAAAAGAGAAAATTATTTTCTTTTATTCTTGGAACAAGCCGTTGAATCATATCAGCGATTAATCGATTACAAAGGTATCCAACCCACTCCGGCTGCCGAAGAAGCTATGCAAATTATCAGAGAAGTGCAAGCTTTCTATAAACAAGCAGACTTCTCTGATATTGATAAATTGAGAGAAAACCAAACATTCAAATTGGATGTTTCTGGAAATGAATATTCTTTGATAACCGAAAAGAAATATATGAAGTTCTTTCAACACGCTTTAGCTTACCAAGCATGGGGCGAGGCCATCTTTAGATCCGAGAACACAATTAAATTAAAATATCTTCACAAAACCGACAGATATATAAAGTATTTAAGATTGGTGTCGAAGATATTCTGCGTCCGTCTGGTCAAAAAACAAGCAATGGAAATCTTGTCAGAATTAACAAAATATGAAGCAGATAAATTATTTAACGATTTGGACAGAAAAGTAAAACCAAAAGCTCCAATACATAGCATCGTGCCTTATATGCTACAGAATCCCAAAATCGCTGTGATTCCACAGCATAAATACGGTCTTCGTAAGCCTTTAGTTGAGTTAGCAAACAATGGTGAAGGTGATTTTGGTCAAGTTCACGATGTAGTGCACGATATATCAATAAGCAATCAATTACAATCAGTTGGTGTTGAAGAAATAAATCAAAGCGGAAGATTCATTATTGAAAGATATGTTCGCGTGAAAGATAAAGAAGAAATTCCCGAATCTGTGGCAAATCGTAATGAAAAACTTTTCGGTGTTGTCAATATGGAGAAGTTCCAAGAGTACTTAGGCACATTAGACCAAACAAAAAAAATATCTGATTATTTTGGTGACTTAAAATTCAAATACAATATACCAATTGAGGTATTGGTCTCAAAAGGTTACTCAATCAGAGAGTTACATAGATTAGGCTTACCTCGAGAAGAAATGGTATTGACACCAGAAATATTACAACAAACGTTAGAGGTTGATCAAACCATGGTCAATTTTGATTTAACTGAATACGAGCCTTTTGGTATTCAAGGCGAGACAGGGTTGTCATACGGATTAAGAATTTGTTATTTTCCTCCAAGCAATCTTCCTGTCAATCAATTAAGTGTTCCTGATGAAATAGCGATCAATAGCAAGGCCTACAAATTAAAACAAGTACAAGGCTTACCAAACTCGCCATTTATGATTCCTTTAATTGAAGCTGAAGTTCAAATCGTCGACCAAACATTATCTGATGTCAATTTCTTTGATGGTCCAAATGCGTTTGATTTGTATTGTATGTTCCGTGAACTCGAAGAAAATGATGATTATAAGTTCTTGTTCGAGACAGCAGTACCAGTTAAGAACTATATGTCTTTATTTGCTCTATACTCTAATCTAGGTTTTCAAGCATCTTGGGGCCTAAGCGAAGATGAGAGAAATAAACCCGAAAACGAAGATGAAGAGGATGAAGACGAATTAGATCTTGATGGTGATGGTGAAGAGTTTGGCTTTGAATTGTATGAAAAGTCAAGGAAAAAAGCAAGAAAACTTTTTGTTAACTTTTATAATCAAAATGACTTCTTTGACGATGAGAATGCTTCTCAAGATGATATATTCAACTTTATGTTAAACTTTAGCCCATTCAACTTTAGATTACCTTTTAGATTGCCATGGTGGATTAGAAGAAAACAAAGACGATATCGTTGCGAAGATAATTAAGAATAGTAACAAAATTTATCAAATTGATAATTACTAGGAGGATAAACGATGACATTTTCCCCTAATAATATACCTTTGAGTGTAACTGGATCACAGAAACCAACGCTACATTCATCAGTCCCAGAAGCATTATCTGACTTTGCTGCGCCAACGGTGACTGATCCAAAGATAGCCGCAAAGTTTTTATTTGAAAATATTTTGCTTACCAATCCGGGCGAGAAACTATCGGATCCCAATTTTGGCGTTGGATTGAGATCCTATTTATTCGATCCTCAAAACAATTACTACGACCTCGAAAGTAAAATATCTGAGCAACTCACTAGGTACGCACAAGGGATCACAATTCTGGGAGTCAATGTCGATTTCAGCCAAATTGATTCAAGTGCTGTTTCTATATCAATTAGATATTTAAATCCGGATAAAACAATAGAAGAATATTTGTTGAATAGTGCTCTTGGTAATTCATCAACAGCAGTATATGTATAGGGCTCAATAAATGAAAGACAAAAAATTAATCAAATATACCAGTAGAGATTTTGACTCAATTAAGGCAGATCTTGTTGAGCACGCAAAGAGATATTATCCAAATTCCTACAACGATTTCAGAGAAGGGTCTTTTGGGTCATTGATCTTTGACTCTGTTTCATATGTAGGCGATATTCTTTCATTTTATTTAGATTATCAAGTAAACGAAAGTTTCCTCGAGACATCAATCGAATATGATAATGTAAGACGTCATGCTAGAAGATACGGATATAATTTCTATGGACGACCCTCAGCTTATGGTATTGCAACTTTTTACATTTTGATCCCCGCTTCCTCGACAGGCTTAGGGCCAGATCAAAACTATATTTTAAGATTAAAGACAGGAACAAAGTTGACCGCAACAACCGGAGCAACTTTTATGTTGACCGAAGATGTTGATTTTGCTAATCCTAAGAATGAAATTGTCGTTGCTAGGGTTGACGAAACTACTGGTCGCCCAACATATTACGCTATTCGTGCTACAGGACAAGTAAAATCTGGAACGCTCTTCAGAACCAATGTATCAATCGGGAACTTCCAGAGATTTAGGCGAATTAGAATTGGGCCTTCCTCAATTAATGAAATTGTTTCTGTTTATGATACCGAAGGCCATCGCTACTATCAAGTTGACTATCTGTCGCAAAACACAGTATTTATGGAGGTTACAAATAAAAATGCTTCCAATGACGGAGTTAGATCTCTATTGAAACCTTTTTCTGTTCCTCGCAGGTTCGTTATCGAACAAGATTCAACCGGCACTTATATGGTCTTTGGTCATGGCTCGGATGATGAAGCCGACGTACAAATCAATGTTGCAGATCCGGCATCAGCCGCTTTGAAATTAACGGGCCGTAATTATATAACAGACCGTGCCTTTGATCCAACTAAACTATTGGACACTAATGCATTGGGTGTGGCTCCTCAGAATACATCGTTGACTATTGTATATGGTGCCAATGACGCTGATGATATTAACGTCCCAACCAATAGCCTTAATTCAATCAAAGAGTTGATATATGAATTTCCTGATGATTCGTTGATCAATCCCGTTCAGGCTTCTTTCGTAATCTCGAGCTTAGAGTCAACCAACGACCAACGAATTATTGGAAACACACCAACGCCTTCAACGGATGAAATAAGAGTTCGTTCATATGGTGCTTATGCGACACAAAATAGAGCCGTAACCCGAGAAGATTATGAATCACATGTTTATTTGATGCCTCCGAAGTTCGGTTCGATCAAAAGGGCGTCGGTCATTAATGACCCTTCGTCTTCAAACAGAAGATTAAGTTTATATCTCGCCTCCACGGACAACGAAGGAAACTTGGTCTTGGCCAACGATACGCTTAAGCAAAATGTAAAGACTTGGCTAAATTCAAATAAAATGCTCAATGACAGCATTGACATCTATGATCCTTACATCATCAACATTGGTTTTACTTTTTATATCTCTGTTGAGTCCTCGTATGATAAGCAGGTTGTACTCAACGATTGCTTCAATGCACTTAACACAATGTTTTCAGACAAAATGTATATCGGCGAGCCTCTTTATGTGTCAAAGATTTATCGTGAGTTAAATAAGCTTGATGGCGTGATCGATGTCCAAAATGTGGTGTTTAATATCAAAAACTCTGCAAATTATGCATCATCTCCGATCTCTTTGCAAGAATTGGTATCAAATGACGGAACTTTCTTGAACGCTCCAAAAAATGCCATTCTCGAGGTGAAAAATCCCAATCTTGATATCAAGGGAGTTGCAAGATAATGATTAAGAAGATATACGCCAACGCTGATAATACGATAACAAATGCCCATAAGCCAACCTCGAATGGCTTTTCACCAACTCGAGCCACGGGATCCAATATGGGCGCCTCCGATATTCTTGAGGTCTATGGCCTCTATGGTAACTATTCCACATCATCAGCAGAAATTTCAAGAGCCCTGATTCAATTTCCAATGTCTGAGATCAGTTCAGCGAGATCATCTGGTGAGATACCAGCATCTGGCTCAGTGAATTTCTTTTTGTCTCTCAAGGATGCCCCATCTCAAGAAACCTTACCCTCGGATTATACAATTTCCGTTTATGCTCTCTCTTCTTCTTGGGAAGAGGGCTTTGGACTTGACATGGATCATTATGATGATCTAACATACGATACCGTTGGTTCAAACTGGATTCGCCGTTCTGGCTCAACATCTTGGGACACAATTGGCGGAGACTACCTAACAGGCACTCTTGTTACTCAAAACTTTGCAAATGGCAATGAAGATTTGTATATTGACGTCTCGCCGGTAGTGGAGTCTTGGTTGGACTCTTCATATGAAAACTATGGCTTTATGATTAAACTTTCGCAAAGTTTTGAACCTTACTTTTCCTCCTCAACTGGGCTGAATGTTAGTCCGGATATTCACAATCCATCTGGATCTCAGCGTTCGTACTTCACAAAGCGATTCTTCGCACGCAACACTGAGTTCTATTTTAAGAAGCCTTGCATCGAAATCAAGTGGGATGACTCTCGCAAAGACGATCGTGGCAACTTTTACACATCCTCCTCGCTTGCTCCCGCAGCGGATAACTTGAATACTCTTTACCTCTACAATTATGTCCGAGGTCAATTAAAAAATATTCCTGCTGTCGGGACAGGCGAGATTTATGTGGATCTCTATGAGACACTTGGTGGCTCTGCGCTAACACAATGCGTTGATACCCCAGTGACAGGTGGCTGGTATGCAACCGGTATTTATACAGCGTCTGTTTGTGTTGATTCAACCGCAACATTGATTAGGGATGTCTGGCACACTGGTGGAGTTGAATATCACACAGGTTCAATCTCGCCACTTTCACTAGAAGCACAAACTGTAAATCAAAACTCAAAGTATATCATTTCATTAACAAATCATAAACAAAAATACCACAAGGATGAGATAGCAAACATTAATGTCTTTGTTCGTCCAAAAGATTGGTCTCCAAACATTTATACTGTAGCACAATCAACAGTTACAAATACAATTATTGAGGAAATGCATTACAAAGTCGAAAGATCTGTTGACTCTTTGATTGTGGTTGATTATGCAACCGGTTCGATAAAAAATACACAATTATCGTATAATGATGATGGTAACTATTTTAATTTTGACATGTCTATCTTGGAGCCGGGCTATGAATATAAATTCAAGTTTGCTTCATATGAAGATTATCGCCAAACATATCGAGAGCACCCATACGAGTTCAAGTTTAGAGTTGTAGAATGAGTTTAAAAGATTTATTTAGAAAACAGAATGTCAACAATACCGTTGTAACCTCTGAGAATGCTACTGCATCGGCTGAATATGTTGAGTCGGTCGCTACTGTCAAGGCAAAAGAAAAGCTAAATGATCAATTCGTTCCACGACTTGACTACGCAACGGCATCCAACTTCGCAAAGTTTGGTTCTGCCGAACTTTACTATGAGTATGGCTTCAAGAGAATCTATAACGAGTACCCTTACGATGGGACCGAGGAAGAAAAAATAAACTTTCGTTTGTCCTCGTCTTATCTCGATGATTACATATTCGAGAATCACTATCCTCGAACCAACGGCTACGTTCAGTTTTCTGCATTAGGTACCTCCACTAGTGTAATAAACCAAGGATACGGAAAGCCGCTTACACCAGAATTTATCTATACTAAAGGCGGGCCTCATACTGCATCTGGCGGCATGATTGGTAGCTCGATTGCATCAAAGTTCGAAAATTCCAATTATTATGATGCTTCCAATGATCTTGGGTCTAGTTTAGAAATAAATTTAGATCCGGGTGTAACCGTAGAGTTTTGGCTCAAGAAAGACAATTTTTCACCGGCGGATACAGAAAAAGAGGTTGTTTTTGATTTATGGAACAATCAGCCTGATACATCTGCTGAATATGGTCGCCTTAGAGTCGCTCTGACGGCATCTGCTGACGGCTCTAATCCTTTTTTGTTTACAATTATTTCAGGCTCAGATGGGTCGTACGATTTCAATCCAACAACATTATCATCAATCACAACAGGATCAATCGCTGATGGACAATGGCATCACTATGCTTTTACATTTGCCAGCATCTCCGGATCTAATAACCTTATAACTGTCTATATTGATGGTGTCAAAAAAGAAACATACGACGATGGTAATGCTGCCATTGGCAATATAGCAACAGTGTCTGGTAATGTATCGCTCATTGGCGGTCTAGTGGCACAACCTTATTTGAGAACTCCATCTGACTACATAACAGGATCTGGTAAACTCAATGCTTACATGGACGAGTTCCGCTATTGGAAGAAGTCGAGAACAGATAAGCAAATCGCAAACAACTTTTTCATCCCCTTGGCCGGAGGTAACAATAATTATGAATACAACCGCAAGCTTGGAGTCTATTATAAATTTAACGAAGGTATTACAGGAACGGATTCGATTGATACTACTGTGCTTGATTATTCTGGCCGGATTGCGAATGGTGTCTGGACAGGCTATACTTCCTCGGCTCGCTCAACCAATTCAGCTATGGTTGAATCAGGTTATGCCAGAAGCGAGTTCAAAGATCCAATCATTTATTCTTCTCATCCCGATGTTATATCAACGCTTGCTACTCTAACAACAACAGGTTCAGAACAAGATAATTACGGTACATCGAAGATGATGTCTCTGTTGCCCGGTTGGCTCCAAGAGAAAGACCGAGACAATTATCAAGATCAAGTTAAGAAATTTGTTCAAATCCTCGCAAGTTACTTTGATAACCTCCACGCTCAAATCGGAGAGATGAATAAAATCTTTGACGAAGATTATCCAACACCAACCGAAGAGCCTTATCCTTTCGCACAGAACCTCCTTGAGTCTCGTGGCTTTGTTGTTCCTGACCTATTTGTCGACGGAGATTTGGTTAATTACCTTCTTCAGAAAGATAACAACGAGATCTTTGAACAAAACATCTCAGATGTAAAGAACAGAATCTATCACAATATTTACAACAATTTAACTTATATCCTCAAGTCAAAGGGAACCGAGAAATCTTTCCGCAATCTTCTTCGTTGTTTTGGTATTGATACCGATGTAATGCGCCTAAGTCTCTATGCAGACGACGGAACCTACGTCATCCAAGAAAACTACGAAGACACATCGGTCGAGAAGAAAATCCTAAATCTAAACAATCGATATAACCTCGAAGGAACGATTTATAATATCTCGTCCTCCGACTCAAACTTCACATATATCTCGTCTTCAGAAGGTTCGCAAGAAGAATACACAGCGATGACCGTTCAGTGTGAAGCGATCTTTCCGCTTCATCCCGAGAAGTTTGACGAAGGATATTTCCCGAAACAATTCACAACCTCATCAATCTTTGGTTTCCATCGTGCTCTCACATCTTCAGCGGCAGATTATACATGGAACTCGGACGATACTGATATTCAAGTCTACGCTATCAGGAACGAAGCAGAGAGTAAAGACGCTTATTTCAAGCTGACCTCGTCGCTTGGTTTTGAGATCACCTCATCAACATACTTCAACTTGTTTGAGAACAATAAATGGAACTTTGCTGTTCGTGTTCGTAATGATAAGTACCCATATACCTACGGCCTATCCGGATCAACCGGTGATGACTATTGGGTTGAGTTCGTCGGTTATAACTCCGAGGGCAACATAACAAAGAATTCTTTTTCTTTGTCCTCGAGCGTTTCCAATGCAATCGGCAAAAAGTTGCTATGCAATAGCAAGCGTCTTTACGCCGGAGCCTACAAAACCAACTTTACCGGCTCAACGATCGCTAAGTCAGATGTCAAGATCGCAGATGTAAAATTTTGGCAAACTTATCTTGACGACGAGACAATCAAGTATCACTCTTACAATCCAAACAACTTTGGAACCAAGACCCCATTTAGACCGGACAATATCAACACATCAATTGAAAACCTTGAGATAACCGACCTCGAAGCCCTTGCTCTGCATTGGCGTTTTGATACTTTGACAACATCCGATTCTTCTGGCGAGTTTGAGGGCTTTGATTTCGCTTCAGGGTCTGCCGAGAACGCTTCTAGAAACTCTTGGCTCGGTGGCATCACCGGCCATAAATATCCGTTCAAGGGACAAAACTTTGTTACATCCTCAACCAAAGCGTTCGATCGTGATTTCATTTATGCAGCAAAGCAACGAAAGTTCGGCGTGCTTATGTCATCAGACGGCGTTACAATCAAAGACGATGCCAATACTTTGCTATTCACCGACGACGATGTGAGTGACAACTTCTACGCCTTTGAGAAGTCATACTACGGCGTGATCTCCGAGGAGATGGTCAATTTCTTTGCTTCTCTCGTTGAGTTCAATGATCTCGTCGGTCAACCAATAGACGGCTACAAGCGCTCATACAAAGAGATGGAGAAACTTGCGAGATTGTTCTTCGAGAAAGTAGAGAGCCGCATCGAGCCTGAGAGATTTTTTGACTTTTACAAATGGATTGACTCGTCAATAACATTTGCTTTGACTCAACTCTTTCCCGCCTCCGCTAAATACTCGGAGACCACAAGAAATATTATCGAGAGCCATCTTCTCGAAAGAAACAAGTACGACAGAAAGTTCCCTCTTCTTATCGATGTAACAGCAACCGAAGGTTTTGCTCGAGGTGTCAACGAACTGTTCTACAATTGGAAGTTTGGGCACGCACCTATTCCAGCATCAGAAAATGAAAATTGCTTCTGGCAAAAGCACAGAAAAGAACGAGAAGACATTACCGACCGTCAAACAGTATTAGATAACCTAAATAATGGCAATAATGTCAAACATTTAGGGAAGCTACAAGAAGATGGTACTGCTTATGTGGGTAGCACCTATGCACTAAGAAACTTTAGCAAATTAAGCAAGTTTTCGGTACAAATGGACAAAAATATACACGGTGGTGTGAATTATGGCGAAAACAAAAATCGTGACATTGTTTGGGATGCAACATATATTCATGGACCAACCTCTCAAAATTATCCAAAGGGCATTCCTCAAAACATCCTCGCCGTCGGTCTAGGCGAAGGACAAGGCACTGAAGCATTCATTGATTGTGTCGATGAAGAGCGTCCGAATGAAAAGCGCAAATGGCGCTTCACAACTGTTGCCGGACGAAGAACCGAAACACCTTCATCTAATGAATTTGTTCCGAGAACAACCGAACAAGATTACAAAGCTATCGTTAAAGGTGAGGTTGCTTGGCCAACCAACTTGATCTCTGCCTCTGTGACAACTGGCTATCAATCCGAGGTTGTCTCAAAATTCAAACAAGGTGTTGTGATCACCAACATCCACTCTGACACATACGCTCCGGGCAATGAAATCGGAATGCAAGGGCCTTTCACTGAGACTTGGGTCGGAGGTCATCAATCGCGTCACGTCAATTTGAATGCTTATGATTCATCAAAGACCACAACAAATAACCTTGACGATCAATATTCACGAGAGGAAGGTTGGAGACTACTTTTAAAAGAATGCGATGATACAGGCATAGTCTACAGAGAGGGTGACTCTATAGAATACGGATCTCAAAGCGGCGCCAATGATGGTGCAATGGGTTTCGTAGGTCCCGACTATGGCGGTCCTTATCCTGACACATCTCGCAAGTACGCTGTTCGTTATCGTGAAGAGCGAGCAAAGCGCCCTGTCAATGTCAAGAACATCCGGACAACGACTTCTTCTGTTCGTGCTGGAAACTATTCCAAGAACTATGAAGTGTTCAGCACAACAGGAAGACGAGAGCACGAAAGAGCTAGCGCCCTCAATCCAGCCAGTGCATTATCTTCCTTCTATTCTGATCTTCCAGAAACCACGCAAGAAGCATCTTTGATTGGTGTAGTAACCGGAAATTCTGGTAATGTTGTGATGAATTACAACAACACAAACCGAATCCCAACCGAGGTAAAAGATCAAAGCAAATACGATCCAAACTTGTTTACCGATTCTATTATAGCAACTCGCTTCTCTTCACCCGGCGGTTTTGAGACAATGTCTGAGGTCTTTTTGGATATTCCTTCAAAAGAATACTCGGCTTATAATGCTCTTCCATTTAGGAATCTGACAGTACGAGGTTCTGGATCTGGTGAAGCTGGGACAATTCGCTTGAATGATATTCACGGAAACCGGTTTGGTCTCCAAACACATCTCCGGAGACACTCCGGCCAATTTGGATATGATACTGTTGTAGGCTCGGAGACCACCGAAGAAAACTATGTAACCGTTCCTTCATTTCATAAAATCCAAAGAAATGATACGAAAAGGATCACTTACAGTGGGCCTACTGTGGTCACAGGAACTATTTATAACAATGGTTTCTATCAATCGTGCATACCTCAGTCAGATTTCCAATACTCGTGGGTCACAGCATCCATCGGAGAAGACTTGACACAAAGAATATTAGGTTTTGCACCGTCTGATGGGAATATTTCATCGTCAGTTGGCGGAGTACAAGATGCGATTGTGTTCGCCTCAGCCTCAACGATTATAGGGAGTTAAGAATGTCGATTTTTGTTGACTTTGTTGGATTGAATACTTTGGTAAGTTCTTCGTTTGTCACGGGAACTTATGATAATGTATTGGATGCCGGCTTGAACTCTTTGGAATACTCAATAAATCCAGAAGAAGAAATGGTAGCCATCAATCTTCACCGCAATGGTCCGTACAATTTTTCAACATTCAAACAAATAAGGATTCACGAGAATCCTTTAACACGATATCAGCGAAGAAACAATCTTCTTTCGTTCTCAAAACGACCCGAACAACTTGAGATCAGAGACTCAAATGGCAATATCATAAAAATAAGCGAAAAGTTCGGGGATCTTTTAACATTTGACGAGCCCGCTGTTGTATCTTCATATCATCCATTGGTTTACAACCTAGGGCATTATATCGGAGACAACAAATTATTTATCGAGAGATTCGGCTTGTCTTTTGATTATTCAAATCATATTACATACTTTACAAATGAAGAACTCAACAAACTTCTTCTGCTTGATGATTTGGATGATGAAGTATATGAAGAAATCAAGGCGCTCTATCTAAATGGGGCTTTGGAATCAAATGCCTCGGACATCAATTACTTTGAGTTCTTGAGATATAAACAAGATATCTTTCCTCGAGAGATCAATAGATATAAATTCAATGTTCGCCAAAGAACAAATTATGAAAACGATTTCTGGAGGGATGCAAGAGAAGATAGAAATAGAAATAAATCAACAGGGTTTGGCTATTCCAAAACTCTTTCCATGTGGAATCTTGATGCCGAGACCGAATGGGCAACAAGATCCTCAGTTGAGATCGGGACTAATCCTGCAACAACTTCCGAGGGTATACTACAAAATAAATTCTGCCACTTCACAGATGATATAGGCGGAAGAACTGAGAGTTTATTGCCTGCACCGATATATAATCGCCGACATACAGTTACAACAACTGCATCTGTTGTGGCACCGTCAGGTATTGATATTCCAGAAACAGCATCTGGAGTCGGTGCTATCTTCCAAGGCGACGCTCTTTGGGAAGCAGGAGATCAAGCTGGAAAGAATCCATTTTATTCTTCATATGATTATTTCGTTGAAGAGCTTCGTGGAATGGGCAAGGAATTTTCAGTTGTACCAGAATTCAGAATCAGTGATCATGTAGAAAAACTATTGAGAAAGGGAAATCTTAGAAAATTACCTGATATGTTTGAAATCACAGGCGGTGAAGCAAACTCCAATAAATCAGATGAAGCAAATTTCTATGAAACATATTCAACAACTGATTTTATGAAGCATTTTGCTTCTATCAAGGAAGATCACAAAGATTTTGAAGATCCAGCAACAATTACGCTCACCTGCAAGGCACTCAAAAAGTTTCTTGCTTATGATTCATTTTATCCTCAGGATCGTTCTGTTGATTGTGTTGAGCAATTTTACAATTCATACGAACGATATATGACTTATCCGTCATTGGCCGGTAATAGTATACAACCATTTTTTGATCCTTTATTTGCTCCGGGTGTTCTTTATAACGCCATCAAATCAGGAATTGCTGTTGATTATCCTGTTATCACTTCTTTTTTTACAAGTCTTACCGCTAGTGCTGCAAACGCCTCCGGAAGTATTGATGTTTCTTTATGGGGACCGGCAGATATTCCTAATGATGGTATTGATTCTATAATACTAAATGACGGTGGGCTCGGTGACGGCTCCACCGGTGCCCAAATATTCTTATTTGTTACCGGAGCCAGCACAACAAATAACATCAACATCAAAGCCAGTCGTGATGCTACTTGGCAAGAAACAGCCGATGTTATAAATTCAAATTCCATCAATATAACAGCATCTTGGGACAGTGGTACAAAAATTCTAAGCCTTTCAAACGAGCATGATGGTGCTGCTGGTAATATAGCAATCATAACTGGTTTTTCGATTCTATCTGGTGCTACTGTAGTCAACGGCATGGCAGGCGGAACTAATCCACAAAATGATTCACCCAGCGGTTCATACTTGAACTCTAGCATAGATTTTAATAAAAGGATTCCTTTTGAAGCTTTAGTAGAGCCAGAGAAATACTTAGCAGAATTTTCATTGATATCTAATACAGTACACCCTTCTGGTACTTACAATGCAACATCGTCTTGGGACGGCAAAGGAGATAATCTTTATTCTAAAATGATGTCAAATTATCTTGCCGAAATTCCCGAGTTTTTCTTGCAAGGATCTCAATTATCAACAATTGTATCTGAAGAACAAGGAAGTGATAATTTCGGTGTTGCTGAGTTTGGAAAAACTTATGCAATGAGATTGAAAATATATAAAACTCTTGAATCTAATACTGGCATTTTTGATAGGATAAATACTGGTGGAGACGATGACCCAAACTATATCGGAGGCTATATTACACCTCAGACTTTTGAGAAAGAAACAATTACAATGTATTCAAGACCGTCAGCATTTGGGCCACCTGTAGCCGGATTTCTAGGAACGGATCCATATGGAACGTTTTATGATTCTAGAGATGGTATAAATTCACCTTATACTCCTCCTTACTACGACGGAGAAGCTTGGATTGATTTTGTGTGGAAAGCGCCACCTAGTAATGGTACGAGCCAAGCTGGCCAGCAAACTGGTAAATTTTCATTATCTGAAATCCTATCACAAGTGACTTCTTCGTGCTTGAGATTTGATCCTGATATTCTATCGTATCAGATATTTGGATCAGTAGAGGGTACTAATAAAGGCCCACTTGATTTTACAAATTTTATTACAGCACAGAATCCAAACCAAAGGATAATAAACAACGATTACTATGATAGAGCCCGTGTCAGATTTAATGGAAATAGTATGCAACTTTTTGCTTCTGTGAACCCTATACAATCAGGACGAATTGTGTCTCGTGATTTGGAAAACGATACACTTCTAAACGAAAATATTCAACAAACAATTGACGCAAACAAGGGAGCGACTAATGCCCGCTGGGTTATCCAGACAAAATTTGAAACCCCTATTTTGAATTTTAACGATGTGTCATTAACAACTTCGTCTGTAAATCTTCACACAGCCCAGACTCCTCGTGGTATGTGGCATCAATATGGAGTAATTCCAGAAAATAATGATGGTATATATCTTCAGATACAAGATTTGCCTGAAAACTGGCTAAAGTATAGAAACAATACAGGCTCTGCTGCAAATGCAAACTGGTTTGAAACCGGCTCTCTTGCTGATCTCTGCGGCTTTCCAACAAATCCTGTCAAACTTGGGCAAGTGGCTCAAGGTCGTGTGATAAGAGAAGCCGTCGTCGCTGTTCCATATGTTGAAGAATCTGGTGTCAAGAAATTCTTTGAGATTAATGAAAGTAATTTTAATGCCGCAAAGAAATACTTCCAAGCGGTAGACATAGTTAACCGAGGCGGTAACCCTGATAACCTAGGTCTAGGTAATCCGGAATTCTGGGAAGAAAGAGCCGGCTCTTCCGTCATTGATCAAGTAAGAAAAATGCGACGATATGTATTTCCTCCGACAATGGATTTCTTCAATTATTCTGAGGTCACACCATTTGCAATGTATATCTTTGAATTTAGACACACACTCTCTCAACAAGATCTCGCAGATATATGGCAAGGACTCCCACCAGAGATTGGAACATCATTTGATGTCGCTGAAGATTCAGTTTCTCATCCTCTTCTTGCAAATCAATTGCTCGGCTCTGGTGAAGGCACCGATCGCTCAAGAATTGGTGAGGGTCTAAACACCGAAATACGTTGGATGGTCTTCAAGGTTAAGCAAAGAGCCAAGACTAATTATTTCGATAAAGTTATCGGCAAGAAAGCCGGCTATGGCCAAGCCGCAACTGCTGCTGGTTTCCAGACAAATGCTCAAAGCGAAACGGCTCAAGAGGAGTTCATTTCCTACAACTGGCCTTACGATTTCTTTTCTCTCGTGGAACTAGTTAAGATTGATGCTGAAGTAGAGTTTTCGAACATTCCAGAAGGCAAATTCGAACCAAAGAAAACGAATATACCAGAGGGAGTTCAATCATTCGCAGCCAATCTTTCCGGTAGACGACGTAGATGACCTTTTTCAATAACAAAGAACAAGTTATAAAATTTGAGCTAACACCCTACGGAAGATACTTGATGTCCGTAGGGAAGCTTCGTCCGCATTCGTATGAGTTTATTGACGACGATATTATCTATGATGATCAAATCATGTCTGGCTCTGAAATTCAAAACGAGACATATGAAAGAATAAAGTTCGAGACACCAAAGATTATTCCAAATCCAAATAAAGCCAACATTCAAAATATAACATATCATAACGTTTTAAATGATTTTGGTTGCATTCCAAAGCATGGCTTTACAAAACACCAGATGGCCATAGGCAAGTCAAGTGGAGAAACTGAAAAGACTCCCGCATATTCGATGATTATGCTTGACGGCCAAATAACAGGAACTTTGCCTGTTTACAATGGCAATTCGCAAATAACAAACACAGGTTCTTTTGAGAATCAATTTATACCACAAATTGAATATAATTTAAATTATGTCCTCAAGCGAAGACAGCAGTCAAGATTGGTTCAAGACTCGGATATTAGAATTGTAAGCGATCGTTTCAATGACGGCCGCGTGCTGTACTTACAAGAAGATAACATTATGACTTTTCTAAAAGAACACGGCTCAGATTACGAGAAAGAAAACTTTGAAATTGAAGTGTTTGAGATTGACGACCCAGAAAATGTAAGCGGCTCATACAATAATCCAGAAGTATTGCGACGTCTTTATTTTGAATCGCAAGCCCAAAGAATTGAGAATGGTATGATTGTGCCGGCACCACAACAACAAAGCATTGTTGATGAAAACAGAAGAAACCTTGTATTTACCTTCTTTGAACTATTGGTTGATGATGAGATTGATCCTTTAGAATTGTGCGAGAACATTAAAGATGTTAAAAGAGAAAATCTTTATGTTGATGACGATCTCATTTGTCCTCAAGATGAGGCGCCACAACGATTTGATATTTATGCTACAAGAGTCGGCCCAAGTGATCTGGAGGATTGTGACTAATGACAATGCAAGAGATTGGCATGGAAGCGATGCCGAATGTTTATATTAGCTATGTACAGATTTTTGATGAAGATAATATAGAAGTACAGGTCACAGTAAAAGATTTTTTTGATAATCCAACTTGGGCTGCTTCTCAAATACTTCTAGATAAATTAAAAATTAAAGTTTTGGTTTTAGCTTTTGATGAAGGTGAGCCTTTAGGAAGCGATTCGGATAAATTAAATAACGGTCTTATTTCAATTCACGAGGCCAACGGAAGTTTTCAAGAAAGATCAATTTATAATTTCTTTATCGATGACATTGTGACCGAAGGCAACCTAACAAATTATTATTATAAATTTAGATTTAATCGTGTCAATAAAAGCAATGTTTATGTTTACGCTCAAACTTTTGTCGATGTTTCGGAGTTAAATTTAGGATTCACAGATTATCATTATTTAGATGGTCCGATGGCTTCTGAGGCTATTAAAATAAATGACGCGACACCAGAGAACGGCTTTTTATTTAGAACACCAGACGGCGCAATATGGTCAGGACCCGTTCACGGTCACCAAGGGGATTATATGGTTGGTTCTTATCATACAGACGAGGATCACGATAAGCTAAAGCAAGAAACCGTTGATTCAAAAGTTCTAGATTTCTTATCGGGGTTGCCGACATGATAAAAGAAAAATTCTTCCATTACGATCAGGACAATGAAACAAGTTACCTTGTTATTGATACAGTCAATTTGGTCTTAAACGAACTCGAGACAGCAAGAAAGCTTTACAATACGAATAAAGATTATTTCTTTACTTTGATGAAAGAATTTAGCGTTCTCGAACTACAGTTTAGAAAAGCGCCATTAAAGAAAAGAATCGATTACTTAGATATTGGTTCAATAGATTGGTCTTATGATGATGCTAGCGAAAAAATTATGATTCGCACCGCTATGGTTGATGGACAGTTCGAAGAAAGAAATGAAATGAGATTTTTCTCAAGACAATATAATGTTAATCCAAATACATTAGTTGAATCTCAAAACACTTCATTTGACATAACGACTAAATCAACTTTTGATGCATCAACAAAGATTGGGTATATAAAGCAGTTGCCATCTAATGAACTTTATCTTTATAATCTTATGGCTGTTGACGAGCTATATTACGAAGACAATGCGGAAGATTACCGTTTAAAGATGACACTGGACTTCGCAGACTCATTTAGAACAGAACTGGTTAAGTCGAGAAATACTTTGTTATCAATCGTGACTGACTTAGAACTCGTGTATACCGGCTTTTTCGGCAAAAAAGATAAAACAACAATTATTAATTTCTTTAGCGACAATGGTATAGCCCTAGATAATGATTTAAACTTTTTAAGAATCTCAAGCGAAACACTCTTTGAGAATGGTATTTTCAAAAGAACACAAGTTGCAACCTATAAAGTACTTTTGGCCGTGCTTGGTGACAACAAAGTCATTGAAGGTGTTCTTAAGAATACAGTTAAAAATCTTTATATTAACACAAAGTCAAAAGAAAGTATTAACAGCGTAATTGAATTTTTAAGAAATTTAATTGTTAGATTTAATAAAATGTACAATTTGGGATCTACCAATTCAGATTCCGTAATTTCAAGATCAAATGTTGTAAAGGTTGAGAAGATAATTGACAAAATTATTACAACCGAGAATCCACGAGAAGGTGCTTTTAATTTTATTGAAAAGAATATGAACAAAAGGATTTTGACTCCACAAGAGATAATCGCTCGAGCGGATGCTGAATATAATAAATTCTTTTCTCGTCAAATAGGAGCGGCCGAGATAACTTCTATTTCTGGCGATATCTCTCAAGATACAGCCAAGCAAATGGTTGATTTTGAGCATAAAAAGTATGCTTTTTTCACGCCAACGAGTTACAAAACCGCCGATAATACTATTGATTTAGCAAGTGCTGATATTTCAATTTTTGATGAAAAGAAGCACGACATCATTTCTAATCACATGTTCGATGTTAAAAACAGGACTAAACGATTAAGAAGAGGCGGAAAGGCAAAATCTAGAATGACTCTGGACTCTCGCCTAGGACTTAAAAAGAAAAAACTATTGTCAACGATTGGCATAACAAGACCATTTAAGAAAAGCACTGCTGCCGGCGATGATTCAAAGTTTGAAGACGCAAAAGAATACTTAGGATCAACAAGTTTGTTCTTGAGCACAAACCTAGGAACAAGGAGAAAAAATATTGAACCCTCCAAGGGTCCGCCAAATTTGATAAAGAAATGTTTCGCTCAAGACAAGAAAATTAAAAAATTTAAATTTATATCTCTTGACAATGAAGAGTCCTATATTCTTAAAAACAAAAACAGCGTTGATTTCTCCGAATTGCCAATGCAGTTTAGGGCCTTGGTGCTATCAAATTATGGATTGTCAAGATTTTCATTTCCGATTGAGGAAGAACAATTGATTGAGAATCCGAGATTTTCTGTTGCACTAAACAATATATTCAACAGAATTAAGATCGCTGAATATATTGACGGGTTTGAGACAAACGAATTGGGCTTAAGAAAGCTTAACTCTCCAATCTATAGAGCACTTGACCTTGAAGCCCTTAACTCTGGTAAGACATTAATGGTGAGAATGAAGAAATATTCTAATGGTATATTGGAACTTGAAGAAGAAGACAATATACCATCAACAAATACTTCGTTTTGTATCGAAGGCAATATACAACCAGTTTTATTAGAACCTAATCTACCTGACATTCCGGATCCATCTCAAAGACAAATACAAGAATATTCAACAACAAACATAATCAAACAAAATGATAAAAGAAAACAACTTACTAACTTTGTCAATGTTGAATCAAATACACCGGCTATGCAAGAAACTCCGCAAAGAAGATCTAATAGAATTATCCAAGCATCAAGCATAAGGCCAACGAGAGGTAACTATTAATGTCTTCAAATAGAATTATTGATGGCTCAAGCATCTTTGTCGGAGACGATCTGGGCAAAGATGGAATAAGAAAATTAATTGGCAGTTACTTTGAAATCGACGAGAATGACCAAGTGGGCTTAGTATATAATCCAAATACAGATTATATTTTTAGCACTGATCTTCCCGTGATTGATGAAACAGGGTTGCTTCCTTTTTATACGCAAACTTTAACATTCCAGACTTCATCAAACGTCACAGATTTTGATACATGGGCTGCGCAACTAGCAATTACTGCGATACCCGGTTTGGAATATATTGATCACTATTCTATACAAAATCAAGACTTTTCGAGTATAGAAACGATAAATAATTATGAATATTTTGAGTACGAACAATTATCAAAGGTCGTCCCACCGCTGTCTCTCATTAATTTTTATGACCAGCAGGATTTTCCTATAACATTTGATTTCGGCTTACCGGTCAAAGACATACCTTTTATTGATGATTTTTCAATCAACACTTCAGAGGCGCAAAGAAGACAAAATATGTTTTTTGGAGATGAAATGTTGATTAATGCTTTTAACGAGCAATATGAAGATTACAACGAAAACTACGGCCTCACTGCAAGCGCACCTGAAAACAATTATTATTCTAGAAGAAACGTGTTCAATTCTGCCATTAAGGTAAATGCTTCATCTGATTATGCACGAGATGTATCTTATAATAGCGAAACCCTTTTCAAAGAGACGAGAACAATAAATAAATTATTTTCTTTTTTCAAAAGAACAGCAGGAACTGGGTTAAACTTTTATAGTGATGATCTACAGACACTGGCTGAGGTAAACGTAAAGGGGTTCTTGGATTTTATAACAAATTATGATCTTGTCACATTTGAACAACAGGC